TGATGGTATTACAGGCCTAGCAACTGCTCCTGTAATAAGAAGATTGAAAAACATTAAGCGTTCTTACTAAATAAAGAAAATTAGTCTAATTAAATGTCTGCAATTATAACAGATCAATTGAGGGTCTTGAATGCCGCTAATTTTGCAGCAGGCATTAAGACTACTACAAATAGTTATTATAGTTTTATAAATCTTCCCAATGCGAGTGATGTTCAATCAGATTGGGATAGTAATGTACCTGATCCTATAGACTCTTTTAGAGAAGAAGATAGATATTGGGATACTATGCTTGCATTGAAAAAAGTCAATGCTGGTGATGTAAAAAGAGTTATAAGAAAACTTCAGTGGACTTCTGGTACAACATACGATTATTATAGAGACGATTACAGTAGAAATAATACTGCTGGACAAACTGGTGCGTCAAACTTATATGGTGCAAACTATTATGTAATGAATAGTGATTACAGAGTTTATATCTGTATTTCCAATGGTTATGACCCAGATAACTTACTAGGTAAACCATCTCTTGATGAACCTCTTCACACAGATTTGGAACCAAAGGCTGCTGGTACTAGTGGTGACGGTTATCTTTGGAAGTATCTCTATACTATTAACCCAGGAGATCTTGTCAAGTTTGAATCAACTAATTTTGTCCCAGTTCCTGATGATTGGACAACTACTACTGATGCAAACATTACTGCTGTAAGAGGTAACGCTGCTCTTTCTGGTAACCAGTTAAAGAATGTCGTTATTAATAACAGAGGTGTTGGTTATGGTAATGCTGCTACTTACACTAATGTTCCTATTAACGGAAATGGTACTGGTGCAAAATGTTCTGTAACTGTTAATGCTGCTGGTGCGATTGAATCTGTTAGTGTTACTCAAGGTGGTAATAATTATACTTACGGAACTGTTGATTTAGCATCTGGTGGTATTACAAACACTTCTGGTAGTACTGATGCTACTTTTAAAGTTATCATTCCACCACAGGGTGGACATGGTGCTGATATCTATAGAGAACTAGGTGCAACTAGAGTTTTAGTTTATTCTCGTATTGAGAATGATGCATCTAACCCTGACTTTGTAACAGGTAACCAGTTTGCTAGAGTTGGATTGGTTAAGAACCCAGAAGAGACTGCTTCTACTAATATTGTATCTGCAACTCAAGCTAGTGCAGTTTATGCATTAAGATTGACTGGTGCTGGTGTAACTGCAGCAACATTTACTGCAGATTCAAGAGTTCGTCAAACAGTAGGTGTTGGTTCAACTGCTGTAGGACAAGTTGTTTCTTGGGATGCTAATACAAGAGTTCTGAAGTATTGGCAGGCAAGTTCACTTGCTGGATTTACTACTGCTGGTATTGCAAAAACTAATCCAGATTATGGATTTGAATTGTATGATTTTAGTTCTACAGTAGCAACTGGCGGAACTACAATTGTTAGTGGAGGTTCCGTTGATCTCAGTATTGATCTGGATTATAGCGGTATAACCACTGTAATAAATAATAAAACGTATAACTTAGGCCAAACTTTTAGTCAAGGTGTGGCTCCCCCAGAAGTTAAAAAATACTCTGGAGAGATTATATACGTTGATAATAGGGCATCTATCACTAGATCCGCTAATCAAAAAGAAGACATCAAAATCATTGTAGAGTTCTAAATCGATGCCACAAGAAACGAATCTAAACGTATCGCCATACTTTGACGATTTTAGTGCATCTAATGACTTCCATAAGGTGCTATTTAAGCCTGGTTATCCGGTTCAGGCTAGGGAATTAACGACTTTACAATCTATTCTCCAAAATCAACTTGAAAGTTTTGGAGATCATATGTTCAGAGAGGGATCTAAAGTAATCCCTGGACAACTTTCATATCAATCAAATTATTATGCGGTTCAAGTAGAGGCAGGATATTTTGGTATTCCAGTTAATTTCTATGCAGATAAGTTAATTGGTAAGAGAATTAAAGGTGAAACTTCTGGAGTTACTGCAAAAGTAGTTAATTATATTGATGAGAGTGAAGCAGATAGCGGTAATTTAACTTTTTATGTCCAGTATGAGAAGTCTTCTACTAGTTTTACTGGACAAGTTTTCCAAGATGGAGAGACTCTTTTAACTCTATCTTCTATTACATATGCAAATACTGTAATATCTTCTAATGAAGGATTTGCTAATGCTATTCCAGCAGGAGCAACATCAACGGGATGTGCTGTTCAGATAACAGAAGGTGTATATTTCCTTAGGGGTAATTTTGTAAGAGTTGCAAATCAGACCATTATTCTTGATCAGTATACAAATACTCCTTCATATAGAATTGGATTAAGTGTTCAAGAAGAGATTATAACTGCTGGTGCTGATGATTCTCTATATGATAATGCTCAGGGATTTAGTAATTACTCTGCTCCAGGTGCAGATAGACTTAAAATAGCTGCTGTTTTAGCAAAGAAAGAAATTGATGAACTAAATGATGAGAATTTTGTTGAAATTATGCGTTTGGTTGATGGCCAAAAGCAATATTTCCATGAAGATTCTCAGTATAATCTTATTAGAGATGCTTTAGCAAAGAGAACATTTGATGAATCTGGTAACTATTATGTAAAACCTTTTACACTTAATGTAAAAGAAACTTTAAATGATAGAAAGGGTAATAGGGGAATATATCTTCCTGGTCAGACTACTCAAGATGGTAACGCTCCTTCTAGTGATTTAATGTCTTACCAGATTGGTCCTGGTAAAGCATATGTTCGAGGTTATGATATAGAAACTATATCTAACACTAATCTTGATGTTCCCAAAGCAAGAACTACAAAAGAGAAAAAAGATATTGGTGTAGATTATAATACAGGTTCACAGTTTATTGTTAATAGAGCATTTGGTTCTCCTAATGTTGGATTAGGAACAACTTCTTATGTTTCATTAAGAAGTGAAAGAATAGGTGGTACCACTACAACTGCTGGTGGATCAGAAATTGGTAGAGCAAAAGTATATAATTTCTCAGCAGAATCAATCAATCTTAGTTGGGATCAGCAAGATGCTAACCAATGGGATTTACGTTTATTTGATATACAGACGTTCTCTACATTAGGTATTAGTACAAATATTGATATTTCCCTCCCTGCACGTATTACGGGCGATTCTAGCGGCGCTGAGGCGTTCCTGGTGAGTGCTGTGTCTCAGGGTGATAGCCTAACTGTTTATGGCAATACTGGCAATTTTGTTAAAGATGAGTCCTTTAAGGTTAACGGTGAAGATGTAGGTCAAGTTATTAAGACTGTTAGAGATTATGGATTGAATGATGTATTCTCAGTCCACTCATCTGAAGCAATTGGTAATCTTGGTGTTGGACAAACATTTAATGCTGACTTTGATTTATCAAAAACTGTAACACCAATTGCAGATAGTTTTGTTGGAAACAATCCTACATTTGTAGTTACTGCTGGAGATCAAGGTATTTCAACTGTAACAAGTCCTGGAAATAACTTTGCTGGTATTGTAACCACTGGTAATTACATTGGTTATTCTGTTGCTGGATTAAGTACTGAAACATACAATAAAGTTTCTGCTGTTTCTGATGATGGTAATAGTCTTACTGTTGTCGCTGCTACTAACGTTGTTGGTGTTGCTGATGGTGCTTTACCAACTGTAGAGGTAAACACACAGGCATTAGGACTTCGTTCTTTAGGTAATGTATTAAAAGAAAATAATTCCTTTATTACAAAGTTACCTGATTCAAATGTTAGTGATATTGATATACTTGATTCGTACCTTATTGTTAAGAAGCAATTTAGAAATGTTACTGTAGCAGGTAATGAAATTGCAATTTCAGAATTTAGTATTGGTTCTGACTTTACATACATGCCATTCACACCAACTAGGTATTTGATATCTTATGGTGATGGTAGACGTGAAGCATTAACTGGTGATCAGATTCAGTTTAGTGGTGGGATGAAGAACCTTAAGTTCGTAAATCTCTCGGTTGCTGCTGATGCACAAACAAGAGTTGAAGTAACTCTTAAGAAGGCGAATCCTTCATCTAAAGAGAAGAAGTGGAATACTGGTAATACAATTATTACTAATTCTAGTAATAGAGCTTCTGGTACTTCAAATCAAACAATTCAAGATGGATTAACATATAGTAATCTGTATGGAACACGTGTTCAGGATGAAGAGATATCTCTGAATATACCTGATGTCATGAGGGTTCTTGGTGTATATGAATCCAATGATGCCAGTGATCCTGATCTACCAACTATTACTTTGGCATCAATATCAGGACCAAATGGGACAACTGCAGATTTAACTGTTGGTGAAGAAATAATTTCATCACAAGGTAGTGTAGCTATAATTGTTGAAATAATTAATTCTTCTACACTTGGTGTTTCTTATCTTAATGGTATTAAGTTTAATATCAGTGATGTAGCGAATTTCCAATCTTCTGGAACTCAAGCAACTGTTACTGCATTTACTGTTGGTGATAGGAATATTACGAATAAGTTTGAACTTGATCCTGGACAAAGAGCTTCTTTCTATGATTATTCAAGAATAGTAAGAAATGGTGGAGAATCAGAACCCACATCTAGGTTAAAAGTTGTATATCAATATTATAGTGTTCCCGCTGATGATACTGGTGATATCTTTAGTATCAAGAGTTATGATGCAGATCGCTATGATATGGATATTTACTATATCGATCCTCAATTAACACAGAGATTGAGTGATTTCATTGATATCCGTCCTAGGGTTTCTACTTATGACCCTGCAACTGCAACAAGATCACCATTTGAGTTTGATTCAAGGGTGTTTAGTGGTGAAGGACAGACTCCTCCTAACATTCTTTCTGATGATGAGACATTACAATTAACTTATTCATATTATCTTCCTAGAATTGATAGAATATTCTTAACAACTAATGGTTCTTTCCAGATTCAAACTGGAGTACCATCAGATGAACCAATGCCACCAGAAGGAGTAAGTGGTGCATTAGATATCGGAACTTTATTAGTTCCTGCTTATACTTATGAAGCATCTCAAGTAAAATCTGCTCTTAAGTCTTATAAGAGATATCGTATGGTCGATATCAATAGACTTGATAATAGAGTTAAGAATCTTGAGTATTATACTGCTCTTTCATTACTTGAGAGTGATACTAAGAATATGTCCATTAAGGACGCAAATGGACTTGATAGGTTCAAGTGTGGATTCTTAGTAGATAACTTTAAGAATGGGCTTGCTCAAAGTAAAACTGATCCAGATTTTAATGCTTCGATTGATAAAGATGCTGGTGAAATGCGTCCATCACACTATACTACTGCTGTAGACCTCCTTTTAGGTACTAATAGTATTATAGGTATTGGTCAAACTGCTGATCCTACTCAAGACTATGCATTTGCAAATGATCTTATTGGTAGTGGATGTCGTAGAACAGGAGATTTGATTACTCTTGATTATAGCGAAGTAATGTGTCTACAAAACACATATGCATCTAGAACATTAAATGCTCAACCATTTGCTGTAGTATTCTGGAATGGAAGTATGGAGTTAAATCCATCTTCTGATGTTTGGGTTGATACTAGAAGGGCAGAAACAAGAAATGTTAATATTGAGGGAGATTTTGAAGATACTATTAGAGAGCAGGGTGCAAATCCAAATACTGGATTAGTATCAACTGTATGGAATTCATGGCAAACTGATTGGGTTGGTGTTGATGTTTCTCAGAATGTTACCAACGAAACACGAACTGAAAATCTTGGTGGACCACCTAGAGGACGTGTTGTTCGTCGTGTTCCTAATCCAAATCGTAGAGGGCAGAGAGTTAGAACTGGCTGGGGTGGCTGGGTTACTGTTGGATCACAAGATATAAATGTTCAAGTAACAAGAACTGATACAACTACAACAACTGGTCAGTCTAGAACTGGACTTGCTACTAGGGTTGTAGAAAGGATTGATTCAGAATCTCTTGGAGATCGTGTTGTTAATCGTGAAAATCTTCCATTCATGCGTTCACGTAATATTGAGTTTACAGCGAAGATGCTGAAGCCAAGAACTCAATTATTCCCATTCTTTGATGGTGAAGATGTATCAGCAT